AACTGCTAAACGATCTTTAAATATTTTATTTTCTGAATGGGGTAATAGAGGACTTCAATTTTGGGAAGTAAAAAATCAAAATGTTACATTAGTTGATGGACAAGCAATTTATACTTTTTATCGTTCACCATCTGATGGTACATCTAGCGGTGTTTCAACTACATTATCGGCAGGAATAAATGCAGCGGTAACTACAATTGGAGTTGCTTCAGTTACAGGTATGCCAACAACAGGTGGCATCATAATTATTGGGACCGAACAAATTACATATACAGGTATTTCTTCATTGAATCTAACAGGATGTGTTAGAGGTGTTAATGGTAGTACAGCGGCAACCCACACTACTGGTGATGCGGTTTTACAATTTCCAAACGGAATGACAGATATTCAAGAAGCAGACTATAGAGTTAAATCAACTTCTGTCGATACTCCTATGACAAAAATTAGTAGATCCCAGTATCAAGGTTTTTCAAATAAAACTTCAACTGGTCTACCTACACAATATTGGGTCCAAAGATTTATAGATAAAGTTACAATGACTTTATATTTAACTCCAGGTGCAGCTCAGGACGGAAACTATATTAATTTTTATTATACAAAAAGAATTGATGATGTTGGGGCCTATACAAATGCAACTGATGTACCATATAGATTTGTTCCATGTATGATTTCAGGGTTAACATATTACTTAGCTTTAAAATATGCACCACAAAGAGTTCAAGAATTAAAGATGTTATATGAAGATGAATTATTAAGAGCGGAGGATGAAGATGGTTCTTCTAATTCAACATACATAGCACCTAAAATATATTACCCAGGTATTGGTTAATGACTACTTTTTCACAAGGTAAATATGCTTTAGCTATTTCAGATAGATCAGGCATGGCTTTTCCATATAATGAAATGGTTAGAGAATGGACAGGTGCATTTGTCCATATTTCAGAGTACGAGCCTAAACAACCACAATTAGATCCTAAACCAACAAGTGCAGACCCGCAAGCTTTACAAAGAGCAAGAACTGCTAGAACGGAATTTCCAACAGAAGATTTTTTAGTAGACAACCCTATTACAACTGTAGCTGCTGATGCAACAGTTTCTGTAGCTTTTGAAAACGGTGCTATGCAAGTAGATGATTTTGCTAGATTAAGAAATGTTAAATCTCCAGTGGGTGGTGTTGCCATATCTACTTTACAATTATCTACAACTTTAAATGGGGCCATTACAGATTCAGCTACAACAATTACTTTAGCTGACGGATCAGAATTTCCAACATCAGGTTTTATTGTAATTGAAAAAGTTTTAACTTCTACAGATACAAGTGATCCTTTAAAAGTTGGAACATATCAAAACGAAGTAATTCAATATACTGGAAGATCAAGTAATGACTTGACAGGATGTACTAGAGGAACAAGTGCTCCATATAGAGGAGTGTCTCCGGAAAAAACAGTAGCAGGTTCTCATGCAACTGGAGCAAAAGTTTATGGTGCATATAAAATAGCGACTCTTTCTACAAAACAAGAACTAGCTGGATATAATGATAGCGCCGGTAATCCTGCATACACTACTATTCAAACAGGTTTTACATTTGAACTTGTTAGCAATGCTAGTAGCGCAGAAACAGGAGGCGGTTTACAGTGTACAGTTGGACCGATTAATGATAGAGGTTAATTATGTCAGGAATTTCAAAATATACATACACTACATTAACAACTGCAATCAGAGATTATACTGAAGTAAGCTCTGATGTTTTATCTACAACTATTGTAGATGGAATTATTATGGCTGCTGAAATGAGAATTAATCAAGAGCTTCCTATGGATGCAGATAGATTTGTTCAAGAAGGAACTTTAGTTGCAGATGATAATACTATCAATGCGCCTGCAGGAACTTTATTTATAAGAGGTATTGAAGTCTTTGATTCAACTTCCGTTACTACAGGAAAAGGAACTTGGTTAGAAAAAAAAGATCAAACTTATTTAGCAGAGTATACGGATAGATTAACAGGACCAGAAGGAAACTTAACAGCACAAGATGTGACAGGTTTTCCTAAGTATTATGCTATGTTTGGTGGTGCTACAGGGCTTTCAGACACGACTTCTGGAGGTATGTATATAGCTCCTACACCAGACGCTAACTATAAATTTAGGGTATATTATAATAAATATCCTACAGGATTAGGTTCTGGAAGTGATGGAACCGCAGAGACTTATTTAAGTACCTATTTCCCACAAGGTTTATTATATGCCTGTCTAGTAGAGGCATATGGATTTTTAAAAGGTCCAACAGATATGTTGACATTGTATGAAAATAAATATAAAAATGCAGTACAACAGTTCGCAGGAATGCAACTGGGTAGACGAAGACGAGACGATTATACTGACGGAACAGTTAGAATACCAGTTAAGTCACCGTCTCCATAAATGAGGAGAAAAAATTATGGCAATAACATCGGCAATATGTAACAGTTTTAAAAACGAACTTATGACTGCGACACATAACTTTACTGCGTCTACAGGAAACACATTTAAAATTGCGCTATACACAAGTTCCGCAACTTTAGCTGCTGCGACTACGGCGTATTCTAGTTCAAATGAAATTACAAACTCTTCTGGATCTGCTTACACAGCAGGCGGAAAAGCTTTAACAAACATTACACCATCTTTAGATGGATCAACAGCTTGTGCTGACTTTGACGACATCTCTTGGACGTCTGCGTCTTTCACAGCTAATGGATGTTTGATCTACAATGACACTGCAACAGGTGATCCTGCTGTTTGTGCCGTAGCATTTGGTGGAGACAAAACAGTTTCAAGTGGAACTTTTACTATTCAATTCCCTGCAAAAGCAGCTACAACAGCTATAGTTAGAATAGCATAAGGAGGAATTCCTTATGTCTAAATCCTGGGGACAAAATTCTTGGGGAGCTAACCAATGGAACGATCAAGATTCCGTTGATGTTTCTTTAACAGGATTAGGTTTAACAACAGCAATCGGATCCGTCGATGCATTTAATGAATCCGGTTGGGGTTCAGACTCTTGGGGCGATGAGAACTGGGGAGAAAGTGCAACAGATGTAACTTTAACTTCAGCTGGAGTTGCAACAACAGCAATCGGAAGTTTCCCTTATGCACAATCAGAAGAAGGTTGGGGCAGAGATGAATGGGGCAATGGTGGCTGGGGTGTTGATCCTTCTGTCATAGTTGGACTAACCGGCGATGCTCCTGCTGGATTAACAGTATCATTAGGAACGATCGATGCATTTCCACTTATAGAAGTTCCATTAACCGCACCATCAAATCAAGGTGCATCAGCTTTAGGAACTCCGACAACTACTCAACTTACGTACGCAGCTTTAACAGCTCCAAGTCAAATGACTTCTCAACTTGGAGATTTTGATAATGCTGGTACACTAGTTGGTTGGGGTAGAAATGGTTGGGGTGAAGAGCCTTATGGAGACTCATTTAATAAATTAGTTCAACCTGCTGGGATGTCAGCAACCGCAAGTGTTGGAGCTATTCTGCCAGCAGATGTTATAGGAATAACAGCACCTTCCGCATTAACTACAAGTGTTGGATCTTTTAATTTAGAATTTACATATATTCCAACTGGACAATCAGCAACTACAAGTGTTGGTGCGATTACGATAGGAATAGGAGTTCCAATAACTGCGCCTGCTGTAGCAACTGCAAGTGTTGGAGCAATTATAGTTGGAATAGGTGTTGTTCCTGATGGACAATTAGCAACTACAAGTGTAGGAGAAATAGAAGTAACAGAAACTCAATTAGTTAGAATTGGTTTCGATGGTGTAACTACACCGGCTATTTTAACTTCTTCAGTTGGGGCTATTATTCCAGAAATAGGAGTACCACTAACAGGAGTATCAGCAACTTCAGCAGTAGGGGCAATATCACCTGAAGATGGTGTAGGATTAACAGGACTTGAAGTTACCGCAGAATTAGGTATAACTGGCTTCGGAACAATAGGATACAAAGATATTGACATAACAGGCAATACATCTTATACAGATGTAAATCATGCTGCTTAATTGATTAAGGAGAAAATATTATGGCATCAACATACACAGCGCTTGGCGTAGAATTAATGGCAACCGGTGAAAATGCCGGTACTTGGGGAACAAAAACAAATACGAATTTAAACATCATCGAGCAAATTGCTGGTGGTTTTACTACACAATCAATAGCTGGAGGAGCACAAACTACAACTCTTTCGGTTTCAGATGGATCAACTGGTGCAACTCTTGCACACAGAATGATAGAATTCACAGGTTCAATTACAGGAAATCAAATTGTAACAATACCTTTAGATGTACAAACTTTTTATTTTTTAAGAAATTCAACATCTGGTGCATACACAGTACAATTTAAATATGTATCAGGATCAGGTGATTCTTATACTTTCAGCGCAACAGACAAGAGTGATATCATAATATATGCATCAGCAAATGATGGTACAAACCCAGATATTATAACTTTAGAATTTGGTGCTGGAGATGTAACTCTTACAGGAACACAAACTTTAACAAACAAAACTTTAACTTCACCAAAAATTGGTACGTCTATTTTAGATACTAGTGGAAATGAATTAGCTTTATTAACAGCTACAGGTTCTGCAGTTAACGAATTTACAATAGCTAACGCAGCTACTGGAAACGGACCTACTCTTTCATCTACTGGTGGCGATACGAATATTGACATTAACGTAACTCCAAAAGGAACTGGGGACGTTGTTCTTGCGGGTGACACTGTAAAAGTTGGAGACTCAGGAGCAGCAGCTGTCCTAACTTCTAATGGAGCTGGTACTCTTACAGTAACTACTGGTGGAGCAACTGATTTAGTTTTAAATACAAATAGTGGTACAAACTCTGGATCATTTACAATCACAGATGCAGCTAACGCTGACATGACTATGGCACCTAATGGTTACGGAAGATTTACTATCGATGGTCAAGGTAAGATTGAAAGTCTTGCTGAAAAAATTACAGTAGAAGCTACAGCGGCTACGGGTACAAAAAATTATGACGTTTTAACTCAAGCAGTTTGGTACTACACTACTGCAGCATCGGGTAACTGGACTCTAAACATTAGAGGTGACGGTTCTACTTCTTTAAATGATATTATGGATGCTGGAGAGTCAGTTACAATAGCACACTTAGTTACACAGACTGGAACAGCTTATTATAATAACGCTGTAACAATAGATGGTTCTTCTATAACTCCAGAGTGGCAAGGTGGAGCTGCACCTACTGCAGGTAATGTTAACTCAATCGACACATACACTTATACTATTATAAAAACGGCAGATGCTACATTCACAGCGTTGGCCGCACAAACACAATTCGCATAGGAGTAATTTAATATGCCTTTATTAGGAACTCGAGGAGCCGCTTCTGGAAGAGGTTTCGGACAGACTGGTGGACCAAATGCTAAATACATTGATGCATCTGGAGGTACAGTAACTACTAGCGGAGATTACAAAATTCATACATTTACAGGACCTGGTACCTTTACTGTTAACGCAGCAGGTAACGAAGCAGGATCTGAGGCCGTTGATTATTTAGTTATAGCAGGCGGCGGAGGCGGTGCTGGAAGGCACGGGGGAGCCGGAGGAGCAGGCGGTGTTCGTGAGTCAAACGGAGACGGCGGCTGGTCTGGAAGTCCCAGAGCTGCAGGATCAGGTGTTGTAGTAACTGCACAAGGATATCCAGTTTCTGTTGGAGGAGGTTCAGGCGGCGGTAGCCGAGGATCAACTTCATCTGTTGTATCAAAAGAATCAGCAGGCGGAGGAGGCGGAGGCTTCTTCAATAACTCTCCACATTCAGGAGAGCCAGGAGGCTGTGGCGGAGGATCTGGAGGCGGCTTTGGCGGCTCTACAGGCGGAGGATCAGGAAATACTCCAAGTCAATCCCCACCACAAGGTTCAAATGGTGGATCAGGCGCAAGCTCAGACGGAGACGGATCTGGAGGCGGCGGAGGCGGAACGCTTAACACCGGACAACCTACACCTAACAACAGAACTCCAGGACAAGGCGGAAGCGGAATCACAACATCAATCTCAGGATCACCTACAGCTTATGGCGGTGGTGGAGGCGGAGGATCTAATGGTCCTTCTGCATCAGGTGGATCTGGTGGCGGTGGAAGCACGAACGGATCTGGCGGCACAAACCAAGGCGGAGGCGGAGGTGGAGGTACCTCTGGACACGAATCACCTGGAGGATCAGGCGGTAGTGGAGTAGTAATTATAAGGTATAAATATCAATAATGGCACATTTTGCAAAAATAGATGAA